GGAACCATTGCAAGTGCTGTACCAGCCAAGGCTGCAGCCATGACTAGACTAATCTTTTTAAATGAATTCATTCTTTCTCCTTGTTAGTTTATCTGATACTTTGACCAGAATATTAAATTAAATTAAACCCGTCCAAGAAATCTCTAACATCGTCAGGCATTTTCGGATTATCTAATTCTACCATACGTTGCTCTTTCTCCGCAAGTCGTGCTGAAGTAGACCAGGTATGGACTTCTATTTCTGTATTATTATTCTTTGGTGTGTGTGATATTGCTCCAAATACCGCACCAGTTACGGCATCTGCTAAGTCTTTAGATTTTTTACGGGGGTGATCAACACGATTACCCTTCATAATTTTAAGTTCTGACATTTCTTCTAATAGGATAGGTATTCTTGGAATAGAAACACGCTCTTCATAAATCATCATGGCAAGATCTTCATAATGTTTCTTGGCAACAGATACTGTCTCAGTCCTAATTCCAACAGCCTGTAACTCATTTTGAATATCAAACGATTGCCAACGGTCAAATGAAACCATTCCAATATTAAAACCTTGTCTACGTAAATTTATAATCCATTGCTTTACTTCAGATAGATTAACTGGGCCTTCTGCTCTTGGTTCCCACCATGCAACTGCATCTACTACTACTATTGGTGCTACTTGTTCATAGTCTTTAATTACCTGAATATTTACCCATTTATCTACGTGAGCGATTGCTACCGCACACTTATCGTGCTTTTGTGCAAGGTCAGCATGAATATAATATGTTTTATCTGGATCTGGTACAAAGGTTTCATCAAACCTTCTAAATGAATCTAGTGGATTTCTACTGTTCATACACTTCTCAACCTTGTCAATTTGTTTAAAGAATGCATCAGATGAATAAGTTGGCATACAAGCAAAACGCATCATGGCATCACCAAGGTCAGTGTAGAATGCTAGTTTAAAGTCTTCTATCTTACGGGTTGGGTTTACTTCCCATGTAGGTCTTTTAAATGCGTATACCCTTGGAATTTTGTATTGAAGGATGGTATCTTCATCCCACGATATTTGAAATTGATTTCCTGGATCTTCATGAGGTAAATCTTCATTCATAATAAATGTGTGCGTTCTTTCAATGGTTTCTTTTTCTGCAATTACTGACTCATATCGTTGAGAAATAAAGTCACCTTGATAGCGTGGGAATGAAAGCAAAACAACTTTTCCAAGGTCTGGAAAACGAGAGTCTACTGAACCACGAAAGGCTTTATAGATATTATCAGCAGTCTTTCCCTGTTCATTGCCAGATATTACTTCACTTACAAAGCCAGAAATCTCATCAAGAACTGCCATAAGCAAGTTTAAACCTTCATGAGATTCTCTTTCTGAGTGTCCAGAGTAAACTGTAATTGCCTTATCAAACTCAATTGAGTCAGCCTTAGCATTGTACTTTCCAGCAAACCAGGGTGACTTTTCAATCTTTGTTTTAAAACCTTTAAAGAAAACGTTCTTTGCCTGTTGTGCGTTAACAGCAACGTTAATAATATCAATAGCATCTCCTGCAGGCTTGCCATAATAAATTGCAGGGTCTTTAAGACACAATAGTTTATATACTACATATGCACAGGCTACTGTTGAGATAAAATCTTTTCCAGATCCTTTACCAAGTTGCAGAATTAATTCATTTTTGGTGTATTTATTAAAGTGTTTTGTTCCTTCAACATCCCCCATAATATCTATTACGTCTTCTTTACGATAGATTTGACTCATGGCTTCTACAATTTCGTATTGAATATCAGATAAAAGTGGTTGACCAAGATAGTCAGGTGACTGGACAAATGTTTTTACGTCAACTGGAGTTTCAACAAAGTGATTCTCTTTTAATACTTCAAGAAAATCATTGAACATCGTGGACAACAGTAATCACTTCTCCTTCTTTTGCAATAACAGAAAGTCTCTTCATTATAATATCACGGACTTCTGGATGCTCTGAAGCAATATCTCTTAGGATCCCAACAAGAACTTCTTGTCGTCTTTCAATTTCAATCATTTCTTCTGCTAGTTCTTTGTTCTCAAGAAGACCTGCTTTTTGTAACATGTCAATTCTTCTTGACTCAATATCTAATACTAATTTAATTCCAGCAGTCTTGGCTGTAAGGTTTGTTGATAGGCTTGCCTCATCAATGACCTCATAGGCCTTTGTAATTAACTTTGTGTAGTGTGTATCTGCACCAACAAGGGCTTCTTTAGCACGAGCACGGATAGCATCGTTAGCAGATGCCATAACCTTCCACTCATTAATTAAAGATACAACACGAGTACGTGGGATGTCTAACTCTTTAGAAATAACTGTTGGATCATTTCCTTTAAGGTATTCTGTTACTACTTGATTTACTTCATCAAGATGTTGAATTAGTTCTGTCTCACTTGACATACTTTCCCTCTAGTCTATTTATTTCATCTTTAATATAAAAGATGGCCTTTTCTAAATCTTGAATGGTCTTTGCTTCATCTTTAAGGCCTGCTCTCCAAAGGTACTTAAAAGCATTCCCAATATTAAAATTACGATGACGAGTAATCTCAATACACTCAATACCAGAAGGATCTGTTGTGTAATGTAGTGGATGATTTACTTGATCAACTGTAATATGAAGGTTGTCGCTCATTTAGTTACCTCTACATTTAATCTCTTAAAACAATTTAAACATGTTGTATATGTTCTTCCAGTAAAAGGGCAAGACGATATTGAAGACTCTGTGTGCTTACAGAATACTCTTTGTGTAAGTGCCTTTGCAACATCTACAAAATGTTTAATAATCCTCATCTTCATCTTCCTCTAAGTTCCAGTCAAATGCCTCTGGAATGTTTTTTAATGCAACTATAGTGTATGTGGTGCCTGCTGCTGCAGCCAACGACAATATAAAAATAATTCTTTTTATGCTGTTCATCTTTTAGATTTCCTTAATCCAAATTTAGCAAGGTATACGTAGATAGTCTCAACACTGGCTCCGCACTCCTTTGCAATCTCTTCTGGAGTCTTTTTATCCATAAGATATCGCTTACGCATATAGACTTCTGATGTATATAGTTTAGCAGGCATAATGTTATTTGTCAACCTCTGTGTCAATAACCTCATAGTCGTAAGCATTTGAGTCTTCAAGCATCCACTTGTCATAACTTTCAACGTCCCATTTGTTTGTATTAATGAGTCTTTGTATAACTAGATCTTTCTTTGTTACAAATGATGGCTCCTTTAGCCTTACCCTGTTATTTGGCTGAATTGCAAAGTTTCCATCATCTCTTTGAATTACATGTCCACACTTATGCTGTCCTGGGTTTTCAGAGTACCCATCATCTAAAATGTTTGTTTCTGGATTGTGCCAATCAATAGTAAATAGATATGTTCCAGGTACGCTTGTCTTAGTTCTATCAATATAAGACATCCTCATATTACTTAAGTTTTCAAACTTTGTCACTGAAACATATGGACTAAAAGAATTCCACAAGACAAGATTATGAATTGGCTCTTCTGGAACTCCTGGCTTAGTGCAAAAGGCATTTATTGGCATTCGCCACCAGATACCACCATCTTCCATTAAGAAGTGGAACAGAGGGCTTCTGCTTTTAATACTTGAAACTCCAAAGATAACGCATGGAAAATATTTATCATGACTATCTTCTTGATCTCTTAAAAAGTTACCACGCACATAGCATTCAATTGGTGGTATGTTTGCATTTAACTCAGGCATTATTTGCTTTCCCCTATCGCTTTATCCCAATTCTTTACAGCCCAATGACCAATACCGCAAGCATCTGCAACATCGTTGTCTGTAATTGTTCTATCATAATTAATATTAATAAAGTTAATTGTTCTTTCTTTACGAAGCATTCTTTCATGAGCCTTGTAGTATGAATCAGACTTTCCAGGATTTTGAGATCGTATTAGTAACTGTTCTTCTTTAGATATTTTCCCATTACCCATAAAAATTTGCCAAGTAATTGGAGAAACTCTGCCAATTATTTTAGTTCCAGATTGTCCTGCTGATCCAAGAATTGCACCTTGAACTAATGCAAGGTCAGCAGCAGTCTTAGGACTATTCATAAATACTGTATGCTCAATAACTATTGCTTCAAAGCCACCATAAATATCAAAAAAGGCTTTTACTTTTTTGCCAGCATCCATAACTTTTTCATATATGTTGCTTCCCTCAAAATAAATCTTACCAATACTCTCCAACGTTTTTTGTTGGGTATCAAACAAAGCAAAAGCAAGACTATTAGTACTAGCGTCAATAGCACAAATAGTTTTAGGAGGTAGTTCTAGTCCCCACTTATTCTTGCTCATAGTCAATAAAACCTTTCAATTCTTTTAACATTTTTGCAACTGCTTTTTCACTAACATTACAGTTTGAGCAAAATCCAGAGTCATTATATATAGAAAGTTCTTGCTCACAGCCACCAAGACACAAACGTTTTTTACCTTTTCTTTTTTGTCTTTTTGTGACGTTGTATCTTTCTACAATCTTTTCTCTAGTTGCAATATCTCTACAAACCTTGCTACAATAAATTTGATAACTTACTGTTGGTTTAAACGATATATCGCATACGTTACATAACTTCACTCAGTTCCTCCAGGGATGCTATCTTTAATACGCCCACCCCTGCTTCTCCACAAGCCTTTTTAATGGGACAGTTCTTGCAGATTTTTGAATTAGATCTATAGTTTTTTGTTGGAAGTGTTTTATCTTCCCATGCTTTGCGAACATCACGCATCCACTGAAAAGCCATATCAATCCATGCTCTATAGTGATCATTTACCTCTACTGGAATAACTAGTAGTTCGTGATTGTTTTTATTTTCATAAACCAGAATACCCTTAGATTTTTTAAGCACCTTCATGTAAATAAGCAACTGAACTACGTGGCCCATCTTTGGCTTGTTTGTGCGCTTACGGTATTCAAATACCTCATTGTTTGTTGTTTTAACTTCAACAACAATCTCATCACCTTTCCAATTAATAAAGTTATCCACATAGCCAAATATTGGTGGATCGTCATGGAACAATTTAAATTCAGAGTTAATTGAAATGCCAGAGTTTTTAAACGCTGCTTCAATTCTACCGTGAGAAAGAGTACCATTAGTCATGTTTGCTACTGCATAGGCATCTGAATTATCTTCAAAAACGGCACCTTCAAAAGCAAGATACCAATATCTTGGACATTCACCATGACCATATGCAATTGTAGATGGACCAAAAGTCTTTTTTTGTTTATGCTCAGGATCTCTGCCTACAAGATATCCCTGCTCAATAACCTTAACTAACTCTTTTGCATTTATCTGTTCTGGTGTTTCAACTTCTTTAATCATTATTGTATGTAGTAAATTTTTTGTCATTATATCCCTTTGTTTATATAAGTATAGCAGGTTAGCGCATAATGTATTTTAATGCTGATACCAAATCATTGATTGATTCTGCTGCGGTATAGTAAATATTCTTCTTTGCCCTGTCACTTTTATCAACATTGGCCATCCACGTAGCCTTTAAAGACATCTTGGCTGCAATAGCCTGTAGTCTAACAATCTCAAGACTTGCAACCTGAATTGGAATATCTGGTTTAATAATTATCTTAGCAATCATTGTAAGAGCAACCGTAAGTTCTTCATCATTCATATACTCTGCGATTTCAGCCAAACCATTTACCTGCTCTAGCGTTGTTTTTTGTGAACCCTCATTTGACATTTTTGTTCTCCTCTATTAACTGTTCTAACATATCTAATTCTATTATAGCAAGGCGTACTTTTTGTGTACCCTCGCCAAGTACAATAACCAAAGCAGGATCCATACTCTTCTTTAATGCATCAGTTGTAGCCTTAGCCCAAACATCTTGATTTAATGTAAAAGACTTAGAGCATTCTTTAAAATCTATTACAAAATTATTCCAGGACGCATCACCTTTAGTGTTATTTCTACCAGAGTTTTTATGCTGCTTGGCACCAATACGTTTTGACTCAGATCTTTCACTCATTAGCAAAGTCTTTCTTTTTCTTTTTTGATGGTATCAATGCAACTTTTGATACATGTTTTGCAGAACACATCCAGGTTGCATCTCCAGTTTCACTCCAAAGTCTTAAAGATGAGACTTCTTCGTGGCACTTTTTACATGGAAACTTTCCATGAAATATACTAAAATTACTATCAGCCATTTGCCAGTTTATCTCTTAGGCTTTTCTGTAAATCTAAATCTTCTCTTACACGATTAATAAATCCATCTCGCCCTTGAACCTTTGTACCATCATCAAGTTGATACCATGCTCCAGTACGATTAACAAGTCCTACTGATTCTGCTGTGTCAACAAGATCACCAATGGCATCAATACCAATATCGTCACCTCTAAAATAAAAATCATACTCACCAGACTGGAACCCTGGAGAGGTTTTAGAGAACTGTAGTTCCCAGCGAATCTTTCTACCAATCTTTTCTTCAATTAATTTATCTCCTACCTTGATCTTACCCTTAAGTGCTTGATTATCTGATTCTGATGAAAATAGTTTAATAACGCAAGACGAATAAAACTTAGTAGCCTGACCACCTGACGGCTGCTGACTAGTATACATAGCATTAATATTATTACGGGACTGAGAAATAAGTACAAGAAGAGTAGGCTTAACTTTATTGTTTGCATAATTAAGCATTTTCCATGCGTTGCTAAAGTCACGAGACTCTGCTCCAATCTGTTTAGTATTTTCTAATGCTTTCATATCATCTGTATCTTTTTCAAAATATATTGCAGGAAGCATTGATGTAATTGAATCTATAACTATTAAGTCAACACCAGCATTCATTAATCCAACACCTACATCAACCATATCACTAATAGTTCTTGCTTGTGAGTAGATTAATTTTTCTGGATCTACCCCAAGTTGTCTAGCCCAGTCTTCTGAGTATGACATTTCTGAATCAATCCAGGCACATAGTTTTCCTTCTGCTTGTGCTAGAGCAATCATCTGAAGGCACATAGAGGACTTTGCAGAGGACTTAGAACCCCAGATGAGGACTTGTCTTCCATAAGGAAGACCTCCCCCTAGAGCACGGTTTAAACCAAAACTAGGTGTCGCTTGGTACTCATAGTTAATGCCAACCCCACTACCAAGTTTTTTTCTTAACTTAGGATCAAGTAGTGCTAACGCTTCTTCTATACTAACCGACATGTACATCCTCCAATGTTACTGTTCCGTCTTTTGTCTTTCCAAAACTAAACTTATAAGCCTTGCCTTCTTCAATGTGCATATATGCTCTTGGAAATGCAGTAGGAAATACTGTTACAGAGTGAAGTTCTCTACTGGTATCTGCTAGAGTTAAAGATGCCATCTTTTTTCCAGCCTTTGTCATTCTTGGCTTAAAAGAAACAACAAACAATTCTTCTTCAGAATAAGGAAGTTGCTTATAACTTAAAAACTTTACTAATGCATTAGAAGATCCTTTTATCTCGTCAACAGGTATTGCAGATACAATCCTATTATCGTTTGCAAGAATAAGATAAGTACGACCAGTCTCAATAGTCGTAGACTCTTCATCAAATATACCAACACTGCCAGTCTTGTCCAAAATTTCAATTCTTGACCATCCCGTTCCTCGTTTAATTGCTTTAACCATTCCCATAAGAATAAAAGATCCTTTTTCCTCAAATGAATCTACGTCCTGAATAAATGCGTAATAGTGAGAAGGAATAGTAATGTTAAACTCTGGAAGATTTAAGAACTCATAAAGATTTTCTTTAATCTCAGAGTCATTTCTTGGCTGATCTGCAAATGTTGCAGCACCAATTACACGTAAAGCATTAAGTGCACGACTATTTACTCCATTGCCTTTTGTAAAAGTAAACTCTTCAAGTTCTTTGTATGACTTAAATGGTCTAGCAGCAATATACTTTTCTGCAATGTTAGTTGATATAAACTTAATACCAGTCAAGCCAAACCTAATTCCCTTACCTTCAATTTTAAAATCAAAGTCAGAGTCGTTAATATGAGGAAGTTTAACTGGAATTCCCATACGCTTTGCCTCAATTAGATATTCTGTACGACCATCTTTATCTTTCTCATTTTTAAGAAGAGCAAACATAAATTCAAGAGGGTAATGATATTTTAACCACGCCGTCCAATACGAGAGCGTAGAATAAGCAACCGCATGAGACTTGTTGAACGAGTAGCCTGCATGTGCTTCAAAGTCGTGCCATAGATCAAGAGCCTTATTGGGAGTAATATAGGCAGAAGCACCTTTGACAAATTGTTCTTTGTATACATCAAACTCTTTAGCATCCTTCTTCTTGCCAATGATTTTTCTAACTTTATCTGCTTCCGACATGGACATTTGTCCAAGGTGTACACATGCTTGCATAACTTGCTCTTGGTAAAGAACACAGCCATAAGTATCCTCCGTAAACTCTTTCATAATCTGGTGAATATAAGATACATTTTGCTTGCCATGTTTGCGAGCAATATAGTCTTTACCAATAGTATTCATAGCACCAGGACGAACAAGTGCATTTGATGCAGCAAGTTCATTAAAATTCTTTACACCCATCTTAACAAGAAGGTTTGTGTAAGGAGTTGCTTCACATTGAAACACACCCTTTGTATATCCATCAGAAAGCATTTCATAAACCTTTGCATCTGCAAGATCAAGAGAATCTAAGTCAATATCTTTATAATGATTTTCTTTAATCATAGCAACTGCATCTTGAATAACACTTAATGTTTTAAGACCAAGTGCATCAATTTTTATAAGCCCGATGCGTTCAGCCTCTTCCATGTCGACACCAACCACAGGTATACGTTCATCAGACCCAGGACTAGATCTCGTTTCCATTGGAGCAAACCTAAAAATCGGATCTTTGCTAGTGACCACACCAGCAGCGTGTATACCAGTACCACGAATACGACCACGTAATTGTTCACCATAAACCTCCACCTCTGGGTATTTTTCTCTAAACCAAACAGTAGTCTTTGATGAACAGTATTCATCCCAAGTATCTACTAACTTTAAAACCTTGTTTACATCTGTTAAAGGAATGTCTAGTACTCTTGCTACATCTCGGACAACACCCTTATCTTTAAACTGCAAAAATGTTGCAATAGATGCAACGTGCCTATATTGTCTAACAAGGTAGTCTTTAACTTCATCACGTCTGTTATCTTGGATATCTGTATCAATATCAGGAAAGTCATTACGTTCTGGGTTAATAAAACGGAAGAATAGAAGTCCATACTTAATTGGATCAATGTCTGTAATTCCAAGTGAGTAACAAACCAATGAACCTGCTGCAG